TCGGTGGATCACGCACATTAAAGCTTACAATTCTTTGCGATGTAGATAATCTCAAGAAATCGCTACAAGCTGCCAATTCTGATGTCGAAAATTCAAGCTCTCGTCTAGGTGATTTCAGCAAAAAAGCCGGACTTGCTTTCGCCGCAGCTGGAGCCGCTGCCGCTGTTTATGCTGGCAAATTACTTGTTGATGGAGTCAAATCAGCCATCGAGGATGAAGCTGCACAAGCCAAACTAGCGACCACTTTGCGAAATGTAACTGATGCAACAGATGCACAGATCAAATCAACTGAGAATTTTATTCTAAAAACTTCATTGGCAACAGGAATCAGCGATGATCAATTGCGGCCATCTTTGGAACGATTAACGCGCGCCACTAAAGACGTTGAGGAGGCTCAGAAGCTTCAATCACTCGCAATCGATATTTCAGCCGGTTCTGGCAAAAGTTTGGAAGCCGTTTCAAATGCGTTGGCCAAAAGTGCCGAAGGCCAAAATACGGCGCTTGGAAAATTAGGCGTTGGCATTGATGCTGCTACTTTGAAAACAATGTCATTTGATGAAATCCAAAAAACTTTGGCCACGACTTTTGGCGGTCAAGCTGCCGTTGCAGCTGAAACATTTCAAGGCAAGATGGATCGTCTGAAAGTCGCATTTGATGAAGGTAAGGAAACTGTTGGATCATTTGTGCTTGATGCCATTACGCCAATGGTTACATTTTTTATTGATAATGTTGTTCCGGCAATTCAAGCGGTGGCTGGTCAGATAGGTGAAAATCTAAAACCTACTTTTGAAGCTTTATCAACATTTTTTACAGAGACATTAATTCCAGCATTTACAGCGTTTTGGGCGTTTTTGAGCGAGTTTATTGTTCCAATTATTGGTGCGGTACTTCAACCAATTATTGATGCACTTCTTAAGACATTTAAATCAATTTCTACAGCCATATCAAACAACAGCGACAATTTTGCAACCTATTACAAAAACATTCAACCAATTGCCAAATTTGTAAAAGACATTTTGGCACCGGCGTTTGGAACAGTATTGGGTACAGCACTCACAGTTGTGGGCAAATTGGCATCAACATTGATCACTTTATTTGGAAAAGTTCTCGGTGTTATCAATGCAGTTGTTGATGCGGTTCAAGCACTCATTAATCTTGTCAAAAATAATCCACTTGTCCGAGGAATCGGCAATGTAATTGACAGAGTGTTTGGCGGCGGTAAAGCAATGGGTGGGCCAGTTTCTGGAGGTACTTCATACCTTGTCGGCGAGCGTGGGCCAGAATTATTTACACCAAATTCAAACGGCATGATTACCCCAAATAATCGCATGGGTTCAGGCAGCAACATTATCAACATTAATGTGACCGGAGCCATTGATCCGGAAGGCACAGCTCGCAGCATTGTTAATGTACTTAATAACAGCTTTTATCGTGGCACAGGTGGCGCAAATAGTTTGCAATTCTCATCATGACCGTATTTAATCCAGTATGGCGCGTAACTATTGGCGGCGTGCAGTATGAAACTGCTATTTTGGCAAATCTCACAATTTCAAGTGGCCGCACTAACATTTATGAACAAGCTCAGGCCGGCTATGCAAATCTTGAGCTGATTAATTTAGATCAATCAAATGTGCTTATCGCAATCAATAATTCTCTTACTATTGAATTGCAAGATTCCACAGCGACCTATGTGCCAATCTTTGGCGGCTCGGTTGTTGATGTAGGCATCTCGGTGGCCGAGGTTGGATCGGTTGATTATGCACAGCGCATTAACATCATTGCATTGGGTGCATTGGCCAGATTGCCAAAGGCTTTGACCGATGGAGTTCTGGCAGATGACTTTGATGGGGATCAAATTTTCACAATCTTGAGTGAGGTTTTATTTGCTCAATGGCAAGCTGTTCCAGCGGCTTTGACATGGGCAAGCTATGAGCCAACCGAACAATGGCAAGACGCTCAAAACACCGGATTGGGCGAGATTGATCGACCGGGTAACTATGAGCTTGAGAATCGCACATCCGACCGGATTGATGTTTATTCTTTGGTGGCAGCTTTGGCCACATCAGGATTAGGTTACATTGGCGAATCCGCTACAGGTCAAATTTTTTATGCAGATTCGACACACCGCACAAATTATCTTGCCGCCAATGGATATGTTGAACTCACAGCCAACCATGCTTTGGCATCAGGATTAAGCATTCAAAGCCGAACAGGCGATGTGCGAAACAACATCACTCTTAAATACGGCAACAATTCAGCATTGGAAGTAAGTGCCGAGGATGTTGCATCTATTGGACTTTATGGGCAACTAGCACAGATTTTTACGACAACTGTTAAGCATCAAGCCGATGCCCAAGATCAAGCGGATTTTTATTTAGAACTCAGAGCTTATCCACGCTTTAATTTTAACAACATTACCTATGAGCTGACAAACCCAGAGCTTGATGATGCCGATCGCGATGATTTGATCAATGTATTTATGGGGATGCCGGTAGAAATAAGCGATCTGCCACTTAACATGAATTCTGGCGATTTTCTTGGTTTTGTTGAAGGCTGGACATTTTCGGCTGGCTATAATCAAATCAACATTTCAATGATTTTGTCACCAATTTCATTCTCATTGCAAGCCATGCGATGGAACGATGTGCCGGTGACAGAGCAATGGAATACAGTCAATCCAACTCTGGATTGGATTAATGCCACAATTGTGGCGTAAGGAGAAAAAATGACAAACCCGACAAGTAATTATGGATGGCAAATGCCAACGGCAACAGATTTGGTGACGGATTTGCCAGCTGATTTTGAAGTCTTTGGTCAAGCTGTTGATACATCTTTGGTCGATCTTTTAGGTGGCACAACAGGTCAAGTGTTAAAGAAAAATACAAATGCTGATATGGATTTTGTTTGGGCAGCTGATTCAGCTGGCATGACTAATCCCATGACAACAACTGGTGACATAATTTATTCATCACCCGGTTCAACCCCAGTACGCTTAGGAATTGGAACGGCAAATCAAATTTTGGCTGTCAATTCAGGAGCGACAGCACCGGAATGGCAAACACCTGCGGCTGCCGGTGGCATGACTTTGATTTCAACTACTTCATTGTCAGGTACATCAACTGTACTTTCATCTATTCCGCAAACCTACAAACATTTATTTCTTACATTCACAAATGTAACTGGCTCAAACTCGGACAGTATGCAATTTAGATTTAATGGTAATACTTCAACAAATTATAGTGTTATTGATTTTGGTGAAGGTAGCGGCGGTAGTTTTGTTACAGGTGGAGCAGTAAATTTAAATAGAATTGAAATTAGCGATTTTATTAGCACAAATGCTTTTACTGGAACTGCAAATTTTTACATTACAAACTATACAAGCACAAGTGCAACATTAAAGAGTTTTTCAGGTTGGTATGTAAATCGATTAAATGCTGGTACTAATAACCACAGAATTGCAAATGGTCGTTATCAGCAAACATCTGCAATTTCTTCAATAACTATCCAAAGCAATGGCACTGTAACATTTACAGGCACGGTTCAATTATACGGGGTGAACTAATGATAACTGAACATAATGTAACGACCGGCGAAATTACTCAAAGAGAATTTACCGCTGCGGAATCAAAACAAATGGAAAAAGATCAAGCCGACAAAGCAACGAAAGACGCCGAAGCGCAAAAAAAGGCAACTGCCAAAGCGGCAATTCTTGATCGTCTTGGTTTAACCGCTGAGGAAGCCGCGATTTTATTATCATGACATTTCCACAAGGCACATTGCCGCGTTTAATTCAGGTTGCGCTCGCTGAGGTCGGCACAGCTGAAACAGGCAACAACGAGACAAAGTATGGCAAACACATGAAAGCCGACAAGCTGCCATGGTGTGGGTCATTTCTCAATTGGTGCGCGGATCAAGCTGGTGTGAAAGTGCCAAATGTGGTCAGCACCAAAGCCGGAGCTGAGGCATTCAAGAAAAACAAGCAATGGCATGAAACACCAAAGATTGGTGATTTTGTGTTTTTTGATTTTGTCATTGATGACAAGGTGACAATCAATCACATTGGTTTAGTAATTCGGGCATCGGAAAAACAGATTGTAACAATTGAAGGCAACACATCGGGAGCTGGAGATCAAAGAAACGGCGGTGAGGTGATGGTCAAATCACGCACCGTGGGAGCGCGTTCATTTGGTGTGGGATATGGCCGACCGGCT